GAGGTAAACGACATTGGCGATTCTATTGCTGCTACTCTTAATTACGATCTTGAATATCCTAACGTACTTATGTGTGCGATGCGTGGTAGAGCTGGTCAAGTCGTGGGGCAAGGATTCTCAGGAACAAAAACCCAACTAGGTGTGAAGATGAGTGTAACCGTTAAGAAGATCGGTTGCTCCAATCTTAAAGCTATTATTGAAGAAGACAAACTATTATTCAATGACTTTCAGATCTTCCAAGAGCTAACTACATTTGTACAGAAGAAACAAGCGTGGGAAGCAGACGAGGGATATCATGATGACCTCGTTATGTGTATGGTATTGTTTGCGTGGTTAGTCATGCAAGAATACTTTAAGGAGATGACAGACCAGGACATTAGAAGGAGAATTTACGATGAGCAAAGAAATCAAATTGAACAAGATATGGCTCCTTTTGGCTTTGTTGATGATGGTATGGGCGACGACACCTTTGTGGACGCAGATGGTAATCTGTGGGAGTATGGAGACAAGCAAGAAGAAGTCGGATACATGTGGAACTACTAATGGATATTGGGGATCAATTTTCTTTAGAACACTTACTTTTTAGGGAGAGGGTTTGTAGAACTTGTGGTCAAAAGAAAGATCTTATATCAGAATTTTATCTAACAAGAAAAAATAAAAAAGGACATCCATCAGCGTATGCTTATGAATGTAAAGACTGTACCGTCAAAAGAGTTATGGATACTAGAAAGAAAAGAGATCCATTTGTTGATTGGGGTTATCCAGACTGGTAGTTCATGCATAGTTTCCCCGTTTGAAACATATAAAAATCTAAATACCTTTAGATAAATTTGATATCTAGAGGTAAAAACATGGCAAGTCAAGTCTCGCCTGGTGTTGTTATTAGAGAACGTGATTTTTCCAATGCTGTTGTCGTAGGAGCTACCGCTATTCGTGGCGCTTTCTCTTCTTCCTTCCGCAAAGGACCCGTAGGCAAAATTGTAAACATCGGTTCTGAAAGAGAACTCATCGACACGTTCGGTACACCATCCGAGGCTAACGCTGGTGATTGGTTGGTTGCTTCCGAATTCCTCCGTTACGGCGGACAGTTGGGTGTAGTTCGTGCTGCTACTGGTGTTTTAAACGCAACAGCATCTGGTTCAGGTGTTTTAATTGGAAGCAAAGAGTCATTCGATTCTGGTGTAACTTCCGAGAAGTTCGCTGCTAGAGATGCTGGTGCTGACGGCAACAACCTTAGTGTTGTTATCGTAGACCGTGGTGCTGATTTTGTAATCAGCAAAACTGGTCACGGTTTAGCAGTTGGTGGCACATATACTGATGACGCTTCTGTAACACACGAAGTTGTTAAAGTAACTGACGCAAACACCTTTGAAATTATTCAAGGTTCTGCTACACCTACTCCCGCTTCTGGCGACACCGCTACTGCTTGGGATTACAATTCACAAGCAATCGCTTCAACTGGTTTAACTTACAAAGCAATCGCTCCCCGCCCTGGCACTAGTGCTTATGCTTCCGAGCGTTTCCTTTCCTATGACGAAGTACACGTTGCTGTAATTGACACCGCAACAAATACAATCGTCGAGAGAATGACATATCTCTCTAAACTTTCCGATGCTAAAACACCTGAAGGTGCTTCGGCATATTGGAAAGATTATGTCAATGAGTATTCAGGTTTCATTTATGCTGGTGTTGGTCTCAGTTCTGCTGAAGTAACAACTACTGGTGAAGATCCTGGTGCTACAGCAGCATCTTATGGTGCTACTTCTGGTTCACCATTAGAACTCGCAAGAATTCTACCTACCGCAGGTGGTGCTCTATCGGGTGGTACTGATGACTATGCATATACTGCTGGTGAAATTCAAGCAGGATATGATCTATTCTTAGACACTGAAGAAACCACCGTAGATTTCGTTCTCATGGGTGGTGACGCTGCTAACGAAAACGATACTATTGCTAAAGCACAAGCAGTTGCTGCTATTGCTAATAGCAGAAAAGATTGTGTTGCTTTCATCTCCCCCTGGTCTGGAGCACAAGTCGCAACCTCTGGTGGCGCTGCTCTAACTCCAGCGCAACAACTAGCAAACACTATGTCCTTCTTTAACAATATTGGATCTTCTTCCTATGTTGTTTTAGACAGTGGTATTAAGTACACCTATGATCGCTTTAACGATAAGTATCGTTATGTTGGTTGTAACGGTGACGTTGCTGGTCTTTGTGTTTCAACTTCTTCTACTCTCGATGACTGGTTCTCACCCGCTGGTTTAAATCGTGGTGGTCTACAGAATGTTGTAAAATTAGCGTTCAATCCTAACAAGGCACAACGCGATGATCTCTATACAAATAGAATCAACCCAATCGTTTCTATGCCTGGCAGTGGTCCTGTTCTCTTTGGAGACAAGACAGGTCTTTCTTCGCCTAGCGCATTTGACAGAATTAACGTTCGCCGTCTCTTCCTTAATGTTGAGAAGAGAGCAAGAGGACTTGCTGAGGGCGTACTCTTTGAGCAAAATGACAGCGTAACTCGTGGAGGTTTTGCTGCTTCTATGTCCTCTTACCTCTCTGAGGTTCAGGCACGTAGAGGTGTTGTTGACTTCCTAGTTGTTTGTGATGATACTAACAACACTCCTGAAGTTATCGACAGGAATGAGTTTGTTGCTGAACTGTACCTCAAGCCCACACGCTCCATCAACTTCGTAACAGTTACTGTTACTGCTACTAGATCTGGCGTTTCGTTCACTGAAGTCATCGGTAGATGATAATTAGTTATAGAGAAAAAATTACGAGGTAAACAACAATGGCACTGTCAAACGTTTCAAATTTCTTACAGACTATCGGACAGGGCGTCAAGCCCAATATGTTCCTGGTAGATGTTCAATTCCCAGATGCTCTAGCAAAGCAGGGTGAGGATCTAAATCTTACAAATATTCTTTGTAAGTCTGCTGCACTCCCAGGTTCTAACTTGGGTGTCATCGAAGTTCCTTTCCGTGGTAGAACTGTCAAGATCGCTGGTGATCGTACCTTCGATACTTGGACTGCTACCTTCTTCAACGATAAGGACTTTAAACTACGTTCCTTCTTTGAAGAGTGGGCAAACAACATCAACACCCACGAAGCAAATACTTCACCTCTCTTTACTCCATCAACCACTTCTGGTTACATGGCAGATCTAAAGGTAGATCAACTAGAGAAGGATTCTTCTACCGAAGGTTCAATCCTTAGAAGATACACCCTTAAGTATTGCTTCCCAACCAACGTTTCTCCTATCGATCTTGCTTATGATAGCAATGATCAGATTGAAGAATTCACTGTTGAGTGGCAGTATTCTTACTTCACTGCTCAAGCAGGATCTAGAGATGGTGTTTCTGGCATTGGCGTAGTCTGATAAATAGTTGAACGCTCAACTATTCTTTTAAATCATGAGTCAGTTATTTGGCTTCCAGATTAACAGAAAGGAGGGACAGAAGGGGCAATCCCCTGTCCCTCCTTCTGCTGATGAACCAGTTGCCGTAGCGGCAGGTGGTTATTATGGAACATATGTAGATACAGACAATCAAGCTCGCAATGAGTTTGAGATGATCCGTCGTTATCGTGACATGGCAATTCACCCTGAGGTGGATAGTGCTGTTGACGAAGTAGTGAATGAGTTTATTGTGAGTGACTCTCACGATACTCCAGTTGAAATTAACTTAGATAATCTCGAAGTTGGTGCTGGAGTAAAAAATAAAATTCGCAATGAGTTTGAGTATATCAAACGTCTGTTGAATTTCGACAATCGCGCACATGAGATTGTTAGAACTTGGTATATTGATGGAAGGTTATTTTATCATAAGGTTATCGATTTAGATAATCCAAAGAAAGGTATTACGGAACTTCGTTATATTGATCCAATGAAGATCAAGAAGGTTCGTCAAAAACTTAGTGATAAACCAAAAGATGCTCTAGAACGTGCAGCAATTAAAGGCACGGCGCTTGAGTATGAATATGGAACACATGTAGATTACTACCTTTATAACCCAAAAGGTTTTTACAAAGGTGGTGTTTTAGGACCAATTGGAGACATGTCTCTTTCACAGGGTGTGAAGATGGCAGTCGATTCAATTACTTTCTGTCCTTCTGGACTACAAGATCTTAATAAAAGAATGGTTCTTGGTTTCCTTCATAAGGCAATCAAGTCTCTTAATCAATTAAGAATGATCGAAGATAGTCTTGTTATCTACAGACTGTCCCGTGCTCCCGAACGTAGAATTTTTTACATTGATGTAGGCAATCTACCTAAGGTAAAAGCGGAACAATATCTTCGCGATGTTATGAGTCGCTATCGTAACAAGCTAGTCTATGACGCACAAACTGGTGAAATGCGCGACGACAAAAAACACATGAGTATGCTAGAGGATTTCTGGTTGCCTCGTAGAGAGGGTGGACGTGGCACTGAGATCACGACACTGCCTGGAGGACAGAACCTTGGCGAACTTAAGGATGTTGAGTATTTTAAAAAGAAACTCTATAACTCTCTCAATCTTCCTCCTTCCCGTCTCACAGACGACAATAAAGGATTCAATCTCGGTAAGACCACTGAAGTCCTCCGTGACGAACTTAAGTTCACGAAGTTCATCGGTCGTCTCCGTAAGCGATTCAGTGAGATGTTCCAAGACATGCTCAAGACCCAACTCATTCTTAAGGGAGTAATTGCTCCTGAAGATTGGGAAGATATGAAAGAGCATATCCAGTATGACTATCTTTTTGATAATCATTTTAACGAACTCAAAGAGATCGAAATGATGAATCAAAGAATGATGTCTGTAACTCAAATGGATCCGTTTGTTGGAAAGTATTTTTCTACGGAATATATTCGTAAAAACATTCTTGGTCAAACTGAGAAAGAAATGAAAGAAATCGACAAACAAATGCGTAAAGATATTAACACTGGTCTTGCTATTGATCCAGTTGAAGTTAATGTTCTTGATAATATGCAACAACAAAACGCTGCTCTCGCTCCAGAAATTGAAGATCAAAAAGCAATTGATGCGGCAGAGAGACAAGAGGTTGCTGCTGATGCTGCGGCAGAAAGAGATATCAAAAAAGCAAAGTCCGCGCCGTCAAAACCTAGCAGTGATAAATAAAATATACTGAATTGTTATTATGTCAGAACAAACTGAAAGGGGTCAATTCCCTGGCGAGGTAAATATTGTCGATAAAATTAACGACAATGATCGCGCAGCAGCAATTGATGCTATTCAAGATCTTTTGTTTTCCAAAGCAGCTGATGCTATGGCAGACTATAAGAAAGTGGTAGCAAACACATTCTTTGACGAACCTACCGAAACGGAAACTACCGATGAAACTGATAACGGAACAGATTGAAAACGTACAAATCCTCACTGAGGAAAGAGACGGAAAGAAACTTCTATACATCGAAGGTGTCTTTCTTCAATCAGAACTAAAGAACCGCAATGGTCGCATGTATCCCTTTGATGTTCTCAACAATGAAGTTGAGAGATACAACGAAGAGTATGTAAAATCAAAGCGTGCTTTAGGTGAACTTGGACATCCTGATGGTCCTACTATTAATCTTGATAGAGTATCACACAGAATTACAAGTCTCCGCGCTGAAGGTAATAACTTTATTGGTAAGGCACAGATCCTTGACACACCAATGGGTAACATTGCCAAGTCATTGTTAGGTGAGGGAGTTCAGTTAGGTGTTTCCTCTCGTGGTATGGGAAGCATTCAAAAGAAAGAAGATGTCAACATTGTTGCTGATGACTTCATGCTTACAACTGCTGCTGATATTGTAGCAGATCCTTCCGCTCCTGATGCTTTTGTCAATGGCATTATGGAAGGTAAAGAGTGGGTATGGGACAACGGCATTCTTAAGGAAGCAAAAGTTGATAAATACCGCAGATACATCGACGAATCACGTCGTGATCTAGAATCAAGGACCCTCAAGGTATTTGAGGATTTCCTTGGAAAACTTTGATTCTATAAATAAACTTAGATTAATTATACGGAAAATTACGAGGTAAACTCAAATGTCAGATATGCTAAACGAAAAATTTGAGGAGTTCGTTACCGAGCAGAAGGTGATTGTGGAAGCTGGCGATCCTATGCCATCGGTTTCTGCTAACGTTATCCCTGGCACTGGTAGTGAACCCTCCCAGGTTTCTGACGCACAGACTAGTTCTGGTGGCGGCAAGGATCCTGCTCCTACAGTACAACCAGGCGTTGCTCCTGGACAATCTGCTGCCGCAGATCTAGGTGGTACATCCACCGCTCCTAATGAGCACGATGATGATGGAGAGGAGAATCCTGGCGCTAAGGCGGCAGCTCCTATTTCGCAAGTATCTGGCGATCCACAGCAACGCGCTAAAGGCGGTGCTGATCCTCAACCATCAGTTGGTGCTGATGTAGCGTATGCTACTAGCACTGGTCCTGCTGTTGGATACCCCATCAAGCCCTCATTTGAGGAACTCGATGTTTCCGCTGACGTTGCCGCTCTAGTAGAAGGCACCGAACTCTCTGAAGAGTTTGCTGAAAAAGCAAAGACAATCTTTGAGGCTGCTGTTAAAGCAAAAATCTCTGAAGAGTATGACAGACTTGTAGAACACTTTACCACTGAATTCGATAAGCATTTCGCTGAAGCTAAGAGCGAGATGTCTGAAGAAGTCAACGGTACTGTGAACTACGCCATTGGTCAATGGATGGAGCAAAACCAAGTTGCTGTTGACCGTGGAATCAGAAATGAGATCACTGAAGACTTCATCGCAGGTCTCAAGGGTCTCTTTGAAGAGCACTATATCGCTATCCCCGACGAGAAGGTCGATGTGGTAGAAGGTATGGCTGAATCTATTCGTGAAATGGAAACCCGCCTTGACGAACAGGTCAAAGCAAATGTGAAACTACAAAATCGTCTTAACGAGACTGCTAAAATCAACATTCTGGCTACTGTGTCGGAAGGACTTGCAGATACTCAGAAAGAAAAACTCGCAGCACTTGCTGAGGGTCTAGAGTTTGTTTCCGAGGAATCATTCTCCAAGAAGGTTGCTACCATCAAGGAGTCTTACTTCAAGGAAGCAGCTGCACCTCAAAGTGAGGTTGCTGATGAAACTCCAGTCGAAGGTGTGGACGATGCTAATCCAGCAATGGCACAGTATCTCCAAGCACTTAACCGCTGGAATTCCTGATAATTATCAAACTACTTTTAAACGGAGCTAAAAATGTTTAACGCACAAGCTCTAACCGAAAAGTGGTCACCTGTTCTAGGTCATGAAGGCGCTGGTGCCATCAAGGACAACTATAGAAAGGCTGTTACCGCTGTTCTGTTAGAAAATACTGAAAAGCAACTACGCGAAGAGCGTGGTATGGTTAACGAGGCAAGCACTGTCGGTGCTATCAGCGCAGCTGGTGGACAAGCACTTGGCGGTTCAGGTCTCACAACCAAGACTGGTGGACTTGCTGGTTTCGATCCAGTAATGATCTCCCTAATCCGTCGTGCTGCCCCTAACCTCGTAGCATACGACATCTGTGGTGTTCAACCAATGAGCGGTCCTACTGGACTTATCTTCGCAATGAAGAGCCACTACAACAACCGTAGCGGTGCTGAGGCACTCTACAACGAGCCTGACGCCAACTTCTCTGGTAACACCCAGGGTCCTGGTGCTTACAACGATCCCGTCGCTCCTCTTGGCGATGGTGGTGCTACCGATGCTAACCCTGGTCTGCTTAATGACAGCGGCACCTATGAGCGTCAAGCAGGCAACATTGCTAGAGAAACTGCAGAAGTTCTAGGTTCAGGTTCGACCCTGTTCAACGAAATGGACTTCAGCATCGAGAAGACTGCGGTCACCGCTAAGACGAGAGCACTTCGTGCTGAGTACACCTTAGAACTCGCACAAGACCTCAAGGCGATCCATGGTCTAGATGCCGAGCAAGAGCTCGCTAACCTACTCTCCAGCGAGATTCTTGCTGAGATCAACCGTGAAGTCGTTCGTACCGTATACACCGTTGCTAAGCCTGGTGCTCAGAACAACGTTGCTAACGCTGGTATCTTCGACCTCGACGTTGACAGCAACGGTCGCTGGTCGGTTGAGAAATTCAAGGGACTTATGTTCCAGATTGAAAGAGATGCTAACGCTATCGCGCAGCAGACTCGTAGAGGAAAGGGCAACTTCATCATCACTTCTGCTGATGTAGCTTCTGCTCTTGCTATGAGTGGTACTCTTG